AATACATCTTCAAAGCTTTATTAACTACAGCACTTAAACTTATGTCTTTTTCTTTTGCTTCATTGAATATTTTCTCTCTCATGCTTTTAGTAATTACAATCGTTAATCGGTTATCTTGTTTTTCAATAAGTGGACCTATTTTATACCCATCAGGAATTTCTATCGTTCTCATTATTTCACCTCCTCAGGTATCATAACACACTTTTATAGAAAAAAGCAAGTGTAAAATTAATTATTCTCATCATCTTCACGTTTTGAAGCGTCGACTTTGTCAATAATGATTTTAATTTCGTTGTTTCCTTCTTCTTTGCCTTCTTCATAGATCTTTGAATATTCGTTTATAAGTGCTTCGTATATTTGTAATTTTAACTCAATTAGCTTGTCTGTTCTAACATCTGAATAATCACGCTTTTTTAACTCTTCTTCTATTTCTTTCAACTGCGTGCCTAAAAGCTTTATCCTTCCTTGTTTCATCACACTGTATTGTTCAAAAAGCTTCTCAAATTGTATTTTTTCAAGTTCACCAATTTCATTTGAAAGTTCTTTATTCCAATTAACAAGTGTTTTAATTGCAACTTTTAATCGCCGTGCTATTTTTGTATAGCTGTATCCTTTAGCCCGTAGTAATATAAACTGTTCTTTTAATTCATTTTTGCCACCTTCTTTTTCTATTTCATTCAATCTATTCACTCCTTTTTGTCTTTATGTCTGTAATTGCGATTATTTGCCTTTTTTTACATTATTCAAGCCCTGTGTGAAAGTTATGCCTGCTAAACAATTGACTATATGCTTCTTCTATTTATTCAATTCATATTGTTCAAGTATTAACTACTTTCTTATGTCTGTAATTCGTGCTTTATTGCCATAGAATATTATTCTTCTTTTTTACTGTCTTCTTTTAAGAATTCTATTAAGCTGTCTTCTGAAACATAATATTTCACACCAAGCTTTTTAGCTTTTAACTTGCCTTGTTTTATCCACTCCCTTAAACTTACTACACTTATGCCTAACTTTTCTGACAATTCTTGTAAATCATACATTTTTATACTTTCTAAGTTAATCATACTACTACCTCCTTAAAATTAAAAATCTATGTAGTTCTCAGCACCTGCTTTAATGCGTTCCAAGTTATGAAAGTAAATCATCGTTGTTTTAATGTCTCCATGCCTTGCCATCGCTTGGGCTTGCTGTATAGAAGCCCCACCCACTATTGACAACGTTATTGCTGTATGCCTCAAACTATGGGCTGTTATGCGTGAATTGTTTATACCTGCTTTTATAAAAACGTTTTTTATTATTCTTGAAATGCTTCGTGTAGTCAATGCTTCACCTTTATTTTTATTACTTAATGAAATAAATAACGGTTCACTGTCTTTTAACTGCCTGCCAGCTTCTTTTTCACGTTCCTGAAGATAGTCTTCAATCGGCTGTAAAGTCTTTTCGTTCAATACTACAAAGTCGTCTTTTTCGTCTCTCCCCTTTCCTTGTATCCAAAGAACGGCTTGCCCTGCTTCTTGTCTTATATCCCCTATTGCCGCCCTTGCCACTTCTATTGTTCTTAAGCCCGTGCGTGCTAATAAATTGAATAAAGCATAATCACGTTTCCCTTCTAATGTATCCGTGTTAATTACATCTAAAGATCTCCTCAATTGACTTTTGTTTAATACGTCTTTTCTGTACCCTTTTGGTTTCCTTGGACTTTTGACTTTTGCTATATTTGGGTATATCTTCATTGCTTCACTCCATTCAAAGAATTTCCTGACTGCTGTCAAATAACCTGCAACGGTCAACGATGTTTTACCTGTATTAATTAAATATTCTCTGTAAGCTAAAATATCATCTCGATTTAAACTTTCCCCCATTCTGTTAGTATCTTTTAACCACTTGAAGAATTGTTTTAATTGCCTGTTATACGTGCGTTTAGAAGCTTCCTTAACGTCCTGGGACTTTATAAATGCTTCAATAGCTTCTTTATCACTTGAAAAACGCTTGACTTCTATCTCAGCCACTGCCTTCATCTCCTCCACCGTTGGGGTATTTTTACCCCGACGGTATTTTTCTTATTTCCTTCCAGTTCCACAACTTTTTGCGTAACTGGCTTTTTCTTTATACTATTATACTACTTACTTATAACTTTGTCAATAGTAAAATATAATTTCCATTAAAATTAATATACTATTTACTTGCAAGCTTTTAATAAAAAGACGGTACACTTCATTTAAAGAAGCATACCGCTTTTTATCCGTTGTGCAACTTTTTGCACCACCGACGTTTTAATTTCCAGTCCAGGAATTATTTCCTGATCTGGTAGTTTTATAAAAACTTCTGAATAACAAAGTTTAACAGTTCGTTTTTTGAAATCCCCAGTTCATTTGAAGCCTTATTTAATTTCTTTTCGCTTTCTTCTAACATTCTGAATGAATTTACTTTCTTTTCTGTGCTTCTGTACATTCTTCTAAATTCTATATCATTTCTAAAAAGTTCTTTTATATTTGCTTTTACTTCTGTTTCACTTCGTTTGTTTTCTACTTCTACTTGCTTATTCATTTCACTTTGCAAGCTATTTGCTTCTGTTTTGCTTTCTTCTTCTTTATTTCCTTCCAATGCTTTTAATCTACTTTCTAACTGTGTAATTCTTTCACTTAGCTTTTCATATGCTTTCGTTTCAATTTCATAGCTTGACGCTTTTACATTGCTTTCTTTTGCTTCTTCTTGAATAGCTTTGTAATCCAAGCCAGTCACTTCGTTGAAATACCTTGAAATGTCGTGCCTTGTTAGTGGTAATAGCTCCCTCTCAATTCGTGACGGAGTATAACCTTGCTTCAAGTAACTAATAATCTCATCTTTGTATTTAACTACGTTATCCCTGCTCATTCACCTTACCCCCTTTTAATATCAAACTAATATCATACTATCATAAAAAAAATAAAAAGTTATTCACTTGCTTTTTGAAAGCATAGTAATTACATTGTAATCTTATTTCTGAATGAATGCATATTTTAGCTTTTACCTCTTTGTATAAGCTTCCAGGACGTTCTTTATATGCCTTCCTGTGTAACTACCTTATTGACACTAAAAACTTTTAACCTGCTTTAGAATACAAAGCCCTGGGAAGTTATTTCATGCCTTGGGAATAAAAAAAGACTGCCTAAAAATAGACAATCTTTTTAAAAAAATGAAAAACACGCTTTAGCGTTCAAAAAGTCCATAATTAAATAAGTTGTAAAGTAAATACTTGCAACCACCTCTTTGTATAAGCCCCTGTATGCGTTTCTTTTTTCTTTCACGGTAAATTATATTCAAGCCGTTTTTTCTTTTAACCTGTTTAGAAATGCAAGCTAATTTAAGCATATTTTTCACTATCTTCTATTTCTTTCAATTGTTTAAAATCAACAACGCCCTTTTTATTAGTTTAAGCCATTCATTGAAATCACAAGTATCATCCCATTTTTTGTTTTGACCCTCAAGCCATCTTCTATTATTTTTATATAATAAAAAAAGCTGTGTAATTGTCTGTTTCGTTTCTAAATCAAACGAATATAACGCCTTGCCTTCCTGTTTAAAAGCCTGCGTAAGTTCTTTATCGTGAAAAGCCCCGTCAAATTTTTCAATCCATTTATTATATTCACTTTCCTGTAATTGCTTCAAAACAGGCAAATTTAAATCAAGTAAAACATACGACTTATTAATATTACCAGCAAGCTTTTTAACTTCTTCAAGTTCTTTAATAAATTCTTTTACAGTCATTTTTTTACCCCCCTTTGTTTTGGTAATGCTATATAAGTTCAAGCTTTCAATTATAAATTTCATAATCTTCTATTTCTTTTATTCTTTCATCTATGTAATCATCAAACCAGCTTGAATAAAAATCTATTTCGTTCTCAAAAACTACATCATCCAACTTTTTAGAAATTTCTGACGGTAAGCTTTCAAGAAATTCATACTTGTCAAATTCTTCATGTTCTTTCTGAAATGCTTCTAATGCTTCCAAACCGCCTGGGATATATTTCAACATAATGCTAAGATCTTCTAAGTCTGTATTGTCTAAACTTTGCCCTTTTATAAAGTCCTGTGCGTTAAACCTGTGAATAGCTATCGCCCTGCCATTCCAAACATCGCCGTCCATGCTGTTTTCTGACGTATACGTTGCTATGCCAACTTTACCGTCCTGACTAAGAATAACCTCAGTAACGCCCATATTCATTTCAAAAGCTTGCTTTAATGCTTCTTCTAACTTATCCAAAATTTCATCACGGTTCTTTTCAATTAATTTTATCCATTGCTTACTTTTCATTTCTTTTTACCTCCTTATTTATTTATCAAACTATTTAACAAAAACAAGCCCCCACGTTAGAAAAGTCCGTATACAAAATTATGCAAATTATACAATTGTATATTACTGCCATTTTATTCTTTTTCTTTTTCTTTGCCATTTGTTTCATTACAAGCATTACCATGCGTGGTATTAGTTGCAACTTCATTCTGTTTTACTATTTCCAGCCAGCTTTTGCCTTCCATTTCTTCACCCCCTTTTGAATACAACTTATAAAATTCTTTTTGTTTTTCGTTCATGTGTTTACCCCCTTTCGTTTGAAAGCCTTCTTTGTTTTCTTTTTCTTTAATATTTGTTTCATTAGAAGCATTATCATTATTGATATTATTTCCAGTTTTTTCTTTTTCGTTCAAAAAGTCCATATAAAAACATTTTCAAAAATAGCTTGCGTCTACACTGTCAACTTTTTTAAATTGACTTTATTGACTATTCTTTTTTAGCTAAACGGCTTGAATGGTAATTCACGCCTATAAATCTTCATTACCGTTTCCTTGTTTCCAACAAACTGCATTGCGTATAATTTACCGTCCCTTGTATAATACCGTGCCATCACTTTCAAGCCTTCATTTATTGCCAGTTCTTTTATATTTGCGTTCGTTGTGTATAAAGCATAAGTATCTTTATCTAACTTCCAATAGTCTTTTTCTTCTTTATTCACAGCGTTTATTGTTTTTACCATATTATTATCCCCTTTAGTTTTATTTTTATCATTTCCAAGAAAAAATTTCGTTGTTTATACCCGTCCATTTTTGATTAAATTTTTTTGAATATTTATTTGCGTTCAACTTAAAAACCACTTCAAACATGCATGGTTATCGGACGCATCCAGGATATCCTGGATTGTATTTTTTATATCCACCATTGTCGTGTTTTGAAACATGCATGAATATTGATCGCATCCAGGATATCCACCATATCCACCTTTTTTATTATTAATTATATATATTTATTTTTTACCCCCACGCCCCTACATTTTCAATCAAAATAAGGTATATTTACTATAAATTTTTTCTACTACTTTTTAAAATAATCATGGATATCATGGATGCGTTTAGTATTAATGCGTATTTGAAAGATCTTTTTTCAAAAAATAATCATGGATATCATGGATGCGTTTAGTATTAATCAATGTTTTAGGCATGCTAAATTTCCAATTTTTTAAAATAATCATGGATATCATGGATGCGTTTAGTATTAATGCGTATTTGGTAAAATGCCATGAAATTGTTACTTATATTTAATCCCTATTACTGCTCTTAATAACTTTCCATCTGTCCCAACGGGTCTATAATCACGATAAGGTATATACTTAGGTAATTGTGTGAAAAACGCTTTTTGTGAAAGTGCTGGTATATTATTCTTTCTACAATACTGTATAAAATAATTATAAAGATCTTGCTTGGATATCCAATCATCGGGGGACTCTTCTAAATGCTCCTCTTCAAAAGCATAAACGGGGTTGGACTTTCGTTTATACTTTTCTCTAATTTCTTTATCTTCTGTAAAGCCACCACGTTTTAAAACTCTTTTTAAGCCATCTAAAGCTAAATTTAAAAAGTAAGAAAGTGCTGTTTTGGTAGTCAACTTTTCAATAAGATGGGGGTCTCTTTTGTCTCCGTCAAATGTCTCTTCAAAGTCAATAATTTTCCATCTTCTAAAAAATGCGTTGGACTCGTCTTTAGCGTCGGGGACTGTATTCGTAGAAAAAATTAACTTAGCTATATTCATAAAAGAAAAAGGCTCCTGAAATTTCTTTTCACCTTTTACAACGCCGCCCCCAGTTAACATTTTGAAACCTCCAGTGGTGGCTAACGCTTTGTTAGACAAGTCATCGGCTATATTTGCAAGCTTCCCAAAAAGTGACGCCCGTGAAAACTGTTTACTTTCAAGATCTTGCAACGTTTCTGTACTGTAGTTTCCATCGCCTATAAGTGTTTTCAAAAGATTTAAGAATGTCGTTTTGCCATTACTGCCACCACCTACCAGCATGAAAGCTTTATTATACCTGTAATCGCTATATAGACAATAACCTGCTATCTCTTCTAAGTCTTTTCTTTTTGCTTCGTTATAGCTTGTAATTTCATCTAAAAACTTGTCAACTGTTTCATCGTATGCCTCGGGGTTGTAGTCAACAGGTATTTTATAAGTAAAATAGACATCGGGGGTAAAGTCCATTAGTGTGAAAGTTTTTATATTAAAAAGCCCGTTGTTTAACGGTATCAACGACTTATTAGTATTAATTTCTTTTCTGTCAATGTAATTTCTGTCTTTTAAATGTTCTATAACTTCGTTCTTAACATGCGTAGAAGCTTTTTCAAGTAGTATGCTTTCAACTGCTTGCCTAATATACCCATCCCCTGGGTGGTAAATGCCGTCTTTATATACGTATATTTCTCTTGTATCTCTTGGGGTTATAAAATGCTTATTTTCAAGTTCTTTTAAGCATATACTTATTAGCCTTTCTGTCTTTGACAAGTCTTTATTTTCTTCTTGACTGCTTTTGTTTTCTTTATTCTTATTTGCAAGGGGGTTCTGTTTATAAAAAAAGCCGTACGGTTCAACGGGTCTGTAAGCACTTTCAACTATGTTCTCAACTTCTCTGTCATTCATAGGGGGGTTATTCTTTTTATTCCATTCTTTGACTAAACTTAAAGCCTCTTCTTTTGAAAGTCCCTGCTTCCTGTAAAACGTTGCTAACTTAATACCGCTGTCGTTTCTACTGCCTTCACTTACACCGTTTATAATCGTGTCTATGTCAATAGCGTTATTTACAGTGTTTTCTGAAATTAACTTATAAATAAGATCTTGTATATTAGTTAATCTTTCATGGTTGGGTATAGTGTCACCTGTGAAAGTAAAATACCTTTTAGAAGAATAAATTTCTATACCTTTGTCAAGGTCTTTCAATGTGAAATTTCCAAGTGCATAACCTAATATATGCAAGCCTTCACCACTGGGGGATACCTCAGCATAACAGGGGTAAGTATTTAAAATTTCTTGAATTGCTGACTTAAGCTCTCCGTCAATAAAACAATCATCAAAGTCAATGCCTACAATTCCATTGCCTAAAACAAAGCCCAAGCCACTTATACCTTTCGTATTCAAATATTTTTTTGCTGTTTCAAGGTCCGTCCAGTTTTGACTTTCATTAATGCTAATGGGTCCACCTCTTACCCAGGGGGCAACGGGTAACTTTTTGCCATCGTTATCACTCCAACATATCCATCTTTTTTGACTTGCAAGCTCGGGGGGTACTTTAATATCTCTTTCAAGTTCTTTCATTTATATTCACTCCTTGTATTTTTTTAATCTTTTCAAAATAAAAAAAGGCTGCAACTTTTTCAAGGCAGCCCTTTTTTAATGCGTGTTCTATTTGTTTTTTATATGCTTTTATGCTATAATTTACTTAGAAAGAAACTTGACAATACATATGTATAAACTTGACAAGCTAACATAAAAGCGTTATAATAGAAATATAAAAGACTTATAAAACAAGTGAAATGTCTTTAAACTTTTTAGATGGAGTAAAGAAGGGCTCCCAACCAAACTTTACTCCATTTTTTATTTTTATTTTTCATTAAAATACATCTTCAAAGCTTTATTAACTACAGCACTTAAACTTATGTCTTTTTCTTTTGCTTCATTGAATATTTTCTCTCTCATGCTTTTAGTAATTACAATCGTTAATCGGTTATCTTGTTTTTCAACAAACGGTCCTAACTTATAGCCATCGGGCACATGTATCGTTCTCACTTTTGCCACCTCCCCTCTTTATATATTTTTTGTAAATTTACTCCATTATCAAATACATTCCATATTCTCCAACGGAGAAATATACTTCTACAAGATAATTGTCAAGCCATACAAAATAAGGCTCGGCTGATCTTTTAAAAGTGGAAAAATATCTCATGTTCTCAAGCAAGCAATCAAGTAGATCGTCTTTGAACTGTCTTGAATATGGAAGTTTTTCAGTGTCTAAAAATTCGATGTAATCTTCTTTCGTTGTATCAAAGCTAAAAGTGAAACATATAGAGTCGGAGTCTTTCAAAATGCCAAGTTTTATATTTTGATTTTCTGTCAAGATTATCCAAATCGACTCTTCCAACTCTATATACTCAATATCGTTACTCTCCCAATAGTTCACCAACTCCATCTGCATTTCTTGAGAAGCAAAAATACTTGAAACTGCCAAAATTATCGTAAAAACAACTAAAAACTTTTTCATTTTAAATCTCCTCCTTTTGTATTTTTATATTTTATGAAATTTCTAAAGTTTTTCTGATTTTCATACTTTGTTTCTGCTTCCATCCAAGATTTATAGTTTCTACTTCCATAAAAAGCAATAGGCATATATGCTGCAAATCTTTTTACTGCTTTATTTTTGCTCATATTTATTTTTCACCTCTCTTTTTTCTTTTTGACAATTCCAGTAATCGCCTACAAGAATGAATACAATTCCAGCCCAAAGCATGTTAACGCCGATGACAACACAAATGATGTTTTCAAAAATTGCCAGTATAAAGCCTGCGATTAATAACACGATGCCTAAAACAACTATTTTACTCACCTTCTTTCTTTAATGATAATTGATAATCTGGAAAGAAGCGTTCCAATAATTTATAATTTTTGTTTAACATTAAAGTTCTTATCACTGATTCTTTGGGCACTTCTTCTATTGAAAAAGACGGATATATTTGGTGATTATTATCATTCAATACATCGTTGCTGTAAACCCAGTAATATCTTTTTTCCTTCTCATCAACATATAAACATTCGTCTTTTCTTTGCTTGCCTTTCTCGTAAGCAGAGCTCCAAATAAGTGTTAATTTTTTAGTGTTTAACTGTATAGGTAATGTCCTTTCAAGTTTAAATCTTGTACTAATATTATTAATCATTTTATCTCACCTCCTTTAAGAAAATACCTTTTCTAAAATACCATCAAAATCATCATAGCTTTCTAAAACAACCTTGATATTTTCGGGTTCGCAGTTCTCAAATCTTATCTCGCCATACTCAAGAAAAGCAACGCAATCTTTTAAATAAAACTCACATTTATTAGCTTGAATATATAATTGAATTTTTGCTGATACTAAATCGAATTTATCTTTTCTTCCAAAAGAAATATTTAAAAAATCATGTCCCTCATCTCTATACGCATAAGAATAAAAGTCTGTTTCTAAGTGCCAGTCGTTTGGTAAGATTATTTTTTCTAAAAACTTTCCAAATTCATCAATTAGTATGTTATGAAATTCTTTAACATATCCGTTTTTAATTTGCTCTAATAGCGGATCTAATTTTCCTTGCCTTCTCAAATGATTTAAAGCTGTTTCCATGTTATACTCACTCCTTTTCTTTTTCTTCAGCATGGCTCATAAACCAGTCGTCAAGTGCTTCATGCAAAATTTCAGTCATAGTTACTTCACGTTTTGCTGCTTCAACTTTTAGTCGCCTATGCCATCGTTTTCCTATGATTATAGTGGTGTACCAACGTTCTTTGCTCATACTTTTATGCCTCCTCATAAATTTTTATATATCTATTATAACATATAATTTCATTATTATAGCAAGCTTTCCATTAAAAATTAGCTTGACTTTTTCGATAATAAAGTGCTATAATATAAATGCAGGTATGGACTCCTCATCCACTCCTCACCTCCTTTTTAGATAGATTTGATAAATAGAACAGGCCCAAAGCGGGCCTGTTTCTACATTAGTCATCAAATATTTCGTTAATCTCTTTTAATCTTTCTTCTATTGTATCGACATCATCAGGCTTTCCCAATTCCTGAGATTCTTCAGGTTGTGCAGGTTCTTCTTCTATGAAATCAGCATCCGTGTACATACTTTCTTTAATTTTCTTTGCCTCCAAGCGGTCAACAGCGTTAATAGCTTGCTTTAACTGAGGCTCAGAAAATTGCTCTATGGACTTTCCGATTTTCTTTTCTAATGTTTTACGTATATTCTTCAAACCAAATCTTTCTTCAACTTCTTCTATTCGTTTTAATAAAGCCAGTAAAGTCATATTGTTTTTTGGAAGTTCTTTCTTTACAGACTGTTTTGTAGATTCTTCTGTCTTTTCTTCATATTCAACTTCAGTAGATACATAGTTTGTATCCATTTCGTCTTCCGTATATAATCCACCTGTATCAAAAGCTCTCCTTAAAGCTCCTGCTTCAGCAACTTTCTTAATCATTGTTATTCTTTTTTCGTCCCAAATATTTTTATATCCGGGAGGCATTTTTCTGTAATATTCTTTAAGTGAGACTGCATGCATTAGTGGCTTATTCCAATCTGTTCTATAAACATAACACACAGCACCTACAATCTCGTCTTGATTGCCAATCAAAGCTGTTTTCCCATCTTTTGTAATTACATACGTTTCCATTCCTCCAAACTTTCCACTTTCATGAGCTAAGTGTAACATTCCTGCATGGCTCACCATTATTGTAGCTGGCTCATTTGGACGCTTTTTATTCTTGATTAAAAAAATCTGGCGTTTAAACGGATCTAAATTATAACGTTTTGAAAGTTCCAAAAACAATCTAAACTCTTCTTGTGTAGCGTCTGGTGCAAACATTTTTTTTATAAATTCTGTATCTTCTTTCTTTTCTATTTCACTGTTTTTCTTAGTCTCCATCTCATTCTTTCCTGCCATCATTCCTCGACCTCCTCTTCATTTTTCACAACCTCCAACGCCGGTTTTTCTTCAATCTCAATATCTTTTTTGATTTCATCAAAATCTTTCATCCATTCAGGAAGTTTTTCAGGTTCCGACACGACTGTTCTCTCAAGCTTTGAAATTTCAGAAATCTTCGGTTTGAATGTCATCGAGAATATTCTTCTTGAAAGATCCGGATTCCTATCAAACCAGATTTTAGCTTGCTTCTGTGAAATTTTTGCATTCGTACGCCATACTATTTTCACGTCATCTCCAATCCAAAGCGGCTTTCCATCGATCGGCTTTTCTACGCTTTCAAAAAGCATCTCCTCAAGTTTCTGCCTTTTTTCCTTCAGTTCTTTTTCTACATCTTTTATTTTTCTTATAGCGTCTACAAGTTCCTCCGGTGTTTTCTTCTTTTCCATTTTCCTCACTCTCCTTTTTTAGTTTTTTCAGGTATGGAATCGTATCTCTTCCCTCGATTTGTACTTGTTACAATATGAGTTTCCAAAAACTTTTTTATTTCAGTTTCAGGGATAAATAGCCTTCCTGAGCTTGATTTGATAGTCTTTATATTTCCACGCATGATATTGCTATATAATCCACGATAAGTTAGTCCCAAAATTTCCATTGTTTCTTTCATAGTATAAAACTTTGTATTGCTCATTTTTTCACCTCCGAATTTGTTTTTTATTAGAAAGAGGCTATCCTTCTCGGATAACCTCTAACCTGTTATTGGTTGAGATTTTTAAATCAGATTTAGATTTTTGAGTGCCGCTTTAAAATCCTTGAATGAAACATAAAAATTGTAATAGTCATCATTTTTAATTTCATACATCTTTTTTGTCTCATTATCATAAGCATAGTTTGTTTTGTCAATTCTTATTAAAACAAAGCGATCTTTATAAGCGTTTATGAAATTTAATTCTTCTGCTGTAAATCCACGATTTAGTACATCTTTGTGTGCGTAGTAGTAAGTGTCGGAATGTTCTAAAGCAGCGCCCCATCTAATTTCTTCACTCCATACCTTGTCTTTGACTATTAATTCGAATTCTCCTACATCAATGTCATCAGTCTTTCTTGAAAAATGTCTGTATGTTTGTATGAAATTTTCTGCATACGGATGTCTAACAAATAGATCACGCCCGTGCCTTGTGCTGTCTTCAACTTTGAATGCCTTCTCGTTTTCATTGTAGATTATAATTGGTTTCATCTGTTTTCACCTCCTTCCTAATAGTATTATATCATATTTATTTTTATTTGTCAATAGTTTTTTGCTTTTATTTCTTATCAAGTATTTGCTCTAATATAGACATTTGACTTTCGTAATATCTTTCAATTTCTGCTCTTAGAATTTCCCAAGCTCCCAAATTTGATCCGACATAACGTGAAGGTGCAGAAACAGGAATGCTCTTTTTAGATTTATGGCTCATTTCTCCCCAGTATATACCTCCTTCTTCAAAAAATTCTTTAGCTTCCTCTTTTGTCTCAAAGATTTCGATACTTTCCCCACCATCGCCATATATACCTACAGTTTTTCCCCCAATGTAAAATAAATCAGTGCTTGCTCCGTCGTCGTGATTAAAACTTCGTATTTCCATTTTTTATACCCCCTTTAATTAAATTTTTCCTCTTCCTCAAGCTGTTCAATGTATAAATCAAGATCGACGTCAAACTCTGCTGAATACCAATCTACTTCATTCTCGAAGACAATGTTTAAAAGTTCTTTTTTTACTTCAGAATCTAAATTGTTAAGAAATTCGTCTATATTGAATTCTTTATGCTCTTTTTGATACTTTTCGACTGTTTCTAATCCGTTTGGAATATTTTTTAACAGCCGTTCTAAATCTTCTATATCCAAATCATACACACTTTCACATTTTCTATAATCTTCTGCGTTGAATCTTCTTATTGAGATTGCTTTTCCAGTCCATACGTCCCCATCTGTAGTATTTTCTGAAACATAGTTTGCTATATCTACCTTGCCATCTTCATCGAGAATAACTTCAAATACTCCACTTTTTGCTTCAAAAGCTTGTTTCAACGCTTCTTCCATTTTTTCCAAAATCTCATCTCTGTTTTCCTCAATAAGTTTTATCCATTTTCTGTTTTCCATTCTTCTCACTCTCCTTGTTTTCTACATTTTCTTTTGCTTTTAATATTTCTAAAGCTCTTTTATATGATTTTGAAAGTTCATCATTCTTATTTTTATACTCTTCAATTGAATTGTCTAAATCTTCAGCCATTTTTATTCCTCCTTTTTTTCAGTCATCGTTTTTTTATTTAATGGAAGGGCGATCGCCCCTCCAGAGTTAAAATTCTTTTTCTAATCTTTCGATAAAGCTTTCATAAGCTATTTCCGGATATTTTTTAAAATTCTCCCAATCAACTTTTTCTTTTCTTCCCTCTTCTGACATAGTTCTTATTTCTGACATATCATAATCAAACGTTGCTCTTTCATCTATAACTACATATTCTCCAAGCCACCAGTTATCAATTTCAGGTTCATTGTCTAAACGATTAAAAATCTCATGATCTTCCAACATAACAGTTTGAACTTCCAATCTTCCATCACTTTCTAAAACTAATTTTTGAGCTTCTTTTAAAGTTATTAAAATATTTTCTTTTTCCTCTTTTGCCATCTTCAGCCATTCTCTTTTATCCATCTTTCTTACCTCCTTTTATCTTGCTTGCCAATTAAACCCTGAAATTTTCATTTCTAAAAACTCATCAATATCAAAATCTTTAATCTCTTCTAAATACTCAGGATAAAATGCGTATATGTAAATAGCTTTTCTATCGTCAATTTCTTTTGGGTTTATCTCCTCCGAATGTTCTATTATAGAAATTTCCCCATCCTCGTTTAGAATAACCGATATAACATTTCCTGAGTTTCTGCCTAATTTTCTTGCTAATTCTAAAGCCTCTTTAAGTTTATCCTTAATTAAACTCCTTTTCCCGTCAATCCTGTTTGCCCATTGTTCATTAGTTAACATTTTTATTCCTCCTCTTTTGATAAAATTTCGAATCCTTCTTTTTCCATCCATCTCAAAACATCCTTCAATTGCATTTCTTCATTCTTTCTGCGCTGTTTCGCATTGGTCCCTGGTCTCCAAAAATATGTATTTTGTGTCAATATATCAGGGGCATCCTTGATTAATTCTTTAATTTCTTTCTTATTTCGATTATTTACCCGTCTACCATCAATAAAATACTTCACCGTCTTATATACATTATTGCAACTCTCACTATATGAAAACCATACCTCAATTTGTTTACCATCTACTACTTTCTTGCCCTTTATCATTTTCCTACCTCCTTTTTATTTATCTACATTTTTATTATAACATATTTATTTTAGTTTGTCAATAGTTTTATATTAATATTATGTATCATTTACATATATAATCAATAATGAAACGCTTAAATTTTGATTAAGTTCTCCGGTAAAAATTTCTTGCTGGCTCTTTGCCATCCTCACCAGATTAAAAGATTATATCCACTTATATATAATTACTCATAACGGAATATTGAAACTCTTATAGCTCGTTTTACACAGAGGATAAAAATAACATAAAACTATTATAAATAGTAGATTTTAGCGTTTTGAAGCTGTTTTTGGAGTGTTTTCCAGAAAAAAGTAAAATTAGAAGTCTCATTAAATGCGGATTTCAGAAGTTGAGAAAGATGGATATATATAAAAGAAAAATAAAACTGATATAAAGATAGAAATTCTAAAATATTGAGATAGTCTCATTTTCAACCTCTTTATAAAACGCTCTACAATCAATTTTTTCTTTGCCATCAATATAATTATATTTAGAAATCAATACAGCTCAAAATACAACGAGGTTGTAATTCACTAATAATCAGTATTATAGAGAAGTCTCATAATTTTAGAAATTTTATTAAAAATATAATCGCTAATATACTTATAAATAGTATGTTTTAAAAATCATAAAATATAAAAGAAATATAATGATGATATAAAATAAAAAAAATACCTCCATTACGGAGGCATAATGTCTACAGGAGGTTTGAGGGGGGATTGTATGATATTATTTTTTCTTGATTTCGTTCCAAGAATCAATTAATTGCTTATTCCATCGTTCGATATTTGCTTTTTCTTCAGGAGTTTGGAGTATTTGAAATATTTCCTGATTAACTTCTTCCATCTTTTCTTGTGTATCAATCTTGATTACTTGCGGATAATGATAAAAATATATTCCATTCTTTTTAATTTCTACAGTTATATCATATTTTTTTAGAAATTCATTTATTTTGTTTTTTGTTTCTAAAATAGTTTGAGAAATCGCTATAACAGGTTTTTTAAATCATCTTCTATCTTTTTGAGAGCTGTTTCCATTTCTTGAGTCGCTTGTGTAATGGAAGGCTTATCAGGATTCTTTTTTAAAATGTATACTGCCGTCTCTCCAAACTTGTATCCGAGATTGTTCTCGATTTGATTAGCTTGCTCTTTATTTTTTAGTTTGCTGTTTAAAATATTTAACAGCCATCCAATTATCCATTCTGGTTTCAAGATTTGAATTAATATTGTCACTGCCAAAGTAATTATAACTGCCAAAGTTTCACTCATGCTCAATCACCTCTTTTAAATTTTTCTTTGCCCAGGCGTACCAATACATCACATCTTCATTGTATTGCATTTTCTCGAATGGAATTAGCTCTGTTATTTTCTGATTATCTTGATTTCCTTCATCAAGCCATTTCAAAATATATCCATAGCCCCAATTGTAGCACATGAGAGCAAATAACAAAGCCATGCCATTTTCATAGTCTTGACTAAGAAAATATTGATACCAGCGAGTTAAATAAAGAGCTCCGATACGAATGTTTAATAGTGGATATTTCATATCTTCTTTTGAAAATCTCATTCCAAAGTAAGAGTTCACTTCTTGACGAGCTATATCCGTTATTTGCATAAGTCCAATAGCTCCCGACTTCGATTCAGCGTCAATTATACGATTGCTTTCTGTTTCTATTATAGCATATATCAAATATGGATCTAATCCTGTCTCTTTTCCAGCTTCAACGCAATAATCAAAGCAAGTTTTTCTATCAAGCTTTTCCATACTATTCACCTCCAAGTAAAGTTATTATCAGTGTTATCAATGTTATTATATTTGCTGAAATTAATCCAATAACAAACTTTCCAAATTTCTTATTCAGCGTGTCCCCAATAATTTTATCCATGAGTTCATCGTTTTGTTTTATCGTTTTTATTACACGCTCATCAATATAGCCATTTTTTATTAAAGAAGTTAGCTCGTTTAGCCTGCTTTCAAACTTATCCACGTTCGTTCTTAGACTGTCTATGTTTTCTTTTTGTTTTGCAACTTCAATTCTAAGCTGATTCAATATTTCGTTATCATTCTCCATGCTGTTAGCTCCTTTTAATAACCCAAAATTACATAACCAATTGTACCATATAATGATTCATTAGAACCATTAACTGCTGTTTGCGAAACTTTTCCAAAAATATTAAGTATAGTAGAATCTGCTTTATAAAATGGTTCAGTTTGTGAAATAGTACCATCACCCCAATCTATTTCTACCCAAACATAAGAACTCATAACATCAGGATCACCAGTATTTCTTGCACGTGCTTTAATAGTTCTGCTGCCAGGAGAATTATAAGAATAACTTCGAATTAAGTACTGATCGGATATTTTAAATTCACACTTTGCAGCTGAAGTATTTGCTGAAGTCGTAAAAAGCGAATACCATGATGACCATGCTCCACCTTGTACTGTTGGTATAGTTACATCAGTATCATTTGTATCACTCCATATTTTACTTGGAGGTCCAAAATAACTTATTCTTAATGTATTATTATTTATTTTTTCCCAATTTATAGTAATATTTGCATTTCCATTAATTTCTTGCGGATTGAACCATGTTGATTTTTTTATTTGAATAGAATTTAAAGTCAAAATTGCAATATAATCAGTTAAGCCATAACTTGTTAAATCAATATCTTTATATGTAACGCTTCCATTAAATTCTACACTCCCACTTGTAACATAACTAAAAATATTATAAATATTGCTTCCAATCGTTCTAATAAGTCCTTGAGTTCCATCGAGTTTATAATTTCTGTCTGCCGTACCCGCTTGAATATATTTATTTGCAGCTAAAATAAATGTTGTAATCTTTCCACCATCAATTTCTGTATATCCATTTGCAGCCACATTATCCGCAAAGTTTCTTGCTACGTTCAAATGCTTATCAATTGCTTTATATACTCCATTAAGCTTATCATAGAAATCAGTAAATTTCTGTGTTAATGTTGTTGAATTAACATCTGAAGTTACTGACATATCAACTAATAACGGAGAGACATAAGTATTCAAAGCATTATAAGCAGTTATTAAATTTGTTTTTGCAGTTACTATCGTTGGAATCTCATTCCCAGCATTATCTCTTATTGAATCAGCAGTCAGAACTACGTTTGTTTTTTCTTGTGTAGCTATATCGAACTCACGTTTAAGATTTATTTTTTCTGTTGGAGTTATTTTGGAATCAGAAGACATATCTGAGATATTTGAAAGAGCATTTTGAGCATTTATTGCCGCTTGATCCCAGACGTTTTTGTTTTCTTGAACTATTTGATTTGCAGTTTCCCCCTCGGATACTCTTGTATCTGCATCCGAACCTACTCGAATATAATCAGCCTGCACTGTCCCAGTTTGGATAAAGTCCCCATGTATCAGGGTAAAGCCTTTATCGATCGCAGGCATAGCAACTTCTCCAGCAACGAATCTTACAACTCCGAGTGGATAGTATGTATAGCCTCCAATCTCGCCTTTTTCCATCTCTACGTTAAATGAGATTATATTTCCGTTGTTTAAGTTCTCAGTATCGTTTTTATCGATACGAATTGACATAAAATAATCTTTTGTTGTAGTTTCAATCTTATTTCCAGCACTTACTTTGTAAGAAATATCTTCAAAAACTTCTTGGAATCTGAACTCTGTCCAATCTATTCTTTCCAGTGTTGGAACTATCTCTAATCCATGAACTTGATAATTTCTATCTTCTGAACCGATTCTCACATACTCGTTTTCACTTCCATAAAACTGTTTTTGAACTAATAACTCATGCCTTTCTAAAGCTGTTCTCGCAGTTTGAACTGAGCCGTTTAAAAGCAAAGCTTCTTCTCTAATTTTCTTTTGTTGTTCTAAAAGTTTTACATACATTTCATCTATTATTGAGTTTACAGGAATTCTTTCAAACGTATTTGAAAACGTTATTTTATTATACATTCCAAGCTTGAGGTCGTACTCAAAATCCAATATTCTGACTTCTGTATCAATATCTTGCGATTTGTCAATTAGTCTTACAGCATCTCCGATATTGATGTTTAAATTTATTTTCTGTCTATCTTGTTCACTAAAATAAGCAAAGTTAATTGAATAAGTTATTTTAGCTTCTTTGTGCTGTTCAAGATAATTATTTGCTTCTGTTATAAGTTGATTTTTAGCTTCATCGTATTCGTTCTGAGTTATATATCCCATTAGAATAAAAGTGCCATTTGTAAAATCAATGTTGTAAATATCTTTATTTGTTAGTTGTGGATAATAAACAATCTGATTTGCTGTACATGAATCATATTTAATTCTAACTTCTTGAACTTGCTCAAAGCCCTTAGTCATGAATAGAGTACATTGATTTGCTTCAAGTATAGATAAATCGATTGTTTTGTCAATATCAATGTAATTATAGTTTCCCTCATCTATTGTTATTTGCCCCCACGAAACTACGCTTCCATTTAAATTATGAACTCTAACATCGAATTCTTTTATTTGCTCTATAACTCCATATTGCTCAATAACGCTTGAATCGATGTATAATACTGGATTATCTTCTATTTTTTTATTGACAAAATCGTAATTTACTGGACGTAACTCATTGTAGTAATAATTTTCAAGAACATCTAAATTATCGGATTTGCCTTTTGGATACAATCTTGTAATTATATTTGACGTATCAATTTCTTTTGTGATTGCGTTTGTATTGCCACCAGCTTGAATAAATTGCTGTGGAATATCCAGTCCCACTCGAGTTTTAATATAAATGTTGTAATCATTGAATTCATGCTCAGCTCCAAAAGCTTCAAGAAATTTCGTTAAAGCTGATAGAACATTATCACTACTATAATCAACTGCTTTTAAATTGTCTTTCAAGCTTTCATCTAAGTTATCAATCAGATTGAATCCAAATCCAGTTAGATAACTCTCCAAAGCCGCTTTATTTGCCTCATATCCAATTATTCCAAACTGGTCAGCTCCATCGATTTCTCTCAAAAATAGCTTTTTTGATAAATCATAAATTCTATGATATGCTTTATAACTATCTTTTTCTTTTACAATATTGAAAGTGAAATCAGTATCGTTTATCTTAGTTTTCAAAACATCGTTTTGCTGAATGTTTTGCTGCGTTTTAAATGTCAAGAAAAATACTCCAGAGAGCGAACGTGTTAGCTTGATTTCAGATGGAGCTAATTTCTCAATGAATTCATTATTTCTGTATATGAAAAAATCCATGAAATCATCCCTTTACATATTTTTTTCTACCTTTGATTTCAAGTGTCAAGTTTGGAGATAATTCAATATTGTTATTTCCTTCATAAATATGCAAATCTCCGAGATAAGGCAAATTAATAGTTTCAGGAGTTACTAATTGATACAAAACAATGTACGAGCCATCAGGAATAGTTTTCTCTTCAATATTAGTTCCAGAAATCACGGATACATATACTTTATTCGTTGTAGTATCAATTAGAATACATTTATTCTTCCCATTTTTGCTCGTTGGAGAGAAAGCAGTTGTTTTTGCTACACTTTCTTTTTCCCATTTCTTTATTTTCTTCAGCTTGCCATTTTCAGTTATTATTTCATCAGCAACTCCAAAAAGATTTATCAAATAGTTATCGATTGTTATTTGTTCAGTAACTATATCGGATACATTTTTGATTGTTATATTGCTCGTAGTTTGATTCGTTAAGCCTGCTGTTTTAAGATTTTCAATTGAAATGTATGCATAAAGTTCGCTTTTCATTTGCTCGTTTAACAAAGGTCCGTATTTGTATTTAAAATAAGCGGGTAAAACAATCGAATTGATTAGATTGACTTTTATTTGATTAATATCTAATGCATAATTGAGATAATCTCCAAACTGTTCTTTAGCAATGAATAACTGCATAGTTTACCTCCTTTCGGATATATACTCTCCGTTAATTTGGAGAATGTAATCACTATAATTTTCAGGATTGAGAAAAATATCATCGAAATTATTTTTTACAAAATTCAAATCAGCATCTTTTAATAAAATCTCATCATAAAAATAAGCCGTATAAATTGTCTCTTCTTCAATGATTTCTTTTTCTTCAATATTTTTTCTTATCCAAATATAGTCTCCATATTGCTCAATTGTTTCTGGTTTAATTATACTATTTACTTTCACCTTTTTCATCTCCTTTTTTAATTTCTTTGTTTGTTATCCAAATTTGTTGTTTTGTATCATCATCGAACTCGATTATTATTCTTTTTATTTTCAGCATATCTCATCTCCAGATTTTTAATGTGTTTCTGATACAAACGATAAGAATCACAATGTTTTAGCCACCCCTTATAGCTTTGAATACTACAATTATCTTTATATGAAATATTTTTGTGATTGCTAATATTTTTCATTTTATGCTTCATTCGCTTTTTCGTCCCGGTTCTTAACAATGTAAAATCTTTAAAAATTCTGTATCCTAAAAAATCTATGCCTCTAACATTTGTTGGAAACACTTGCCAATTAGATTTTATTTCAACTCTTAAGTTTTCTCTAAAATACCAGTCAAAATGTCTTTTTAGCCAATGTAAATATTTTTTATTTTTATGTAGTATAACAATATCGTCCATGTATCTAAAATAATATTTTATGTGTAAAGTCTGTTTACAATATCTATCAAATTCAGTTAAATAATAATTAGCAAAGTATTGAGACAAATAATTTCCAATCGGAATTCCTTTATCAAATGAATCGATTATTAAATCTAACAGCCATAGCAAATCTTTATCTTTGAATTTCCTTCTCAATTTGTCTTTTAAAATTTTATGATTTATACTTGGATAATACTGCTTTATATCCAGCTTTAAACAATACTTCGTGTTATATTCATCTTTCAAAGCTTCTTTAACTCTTTTTAATCCAAAGTGTATTCCTCTATTTGGAATAGAGCTATATGTATCATAGATAAACATTTTTTCAAATATAGGCCCTATAATTTGCAATACTGCCCATTGAATAATTCTATCGGGATAGTAAGGTAATTTGGATATCAATCTTGTTTTGCCTTTATCGATTTTCTCAAAAACTTCATAATTAGATACTTTATATGTTTTATTGATTAACATCTTTTGAATTTCTTGACAATAATACTTTGGATTTCCATCAACCATTTTTACTTCTTTATAAAATGTTTTGTTTTTCCTTGCATTGGAATGTGCTAAAAGTAAATTATTAATATCAATGATTTGTTCAAATAAATTTCCGTATCTTTTCATAAATCTCCTTGCTTGTTGTACTTTCCACAATTTCGATTTTTAAGTCTACTGTTGTGGATTTCTCAATTTTTCTGTTTGACCCAGAGGTCTGGGAAGAAAAAGGCGCAAAAACAAGTAAGGTGAGAGCCGATATTCCGATTCGAATTAGACGGAGTATTATTCAGATTCAAAGTGAACAGTCCAGCTTGCAATCCATTATTCCAATTCGTGCTCGAATGAGCGACTTACTTTTTCTCCCCTTGTTTTTAATTCACTTTCAAAAAACTCATTGAGATTTGCAAATACCGTCAAATCTCAATATAAGAAGCAAGGCGAGAGCCGATACGCCGATCCGAATAAGACGGAGCAGCAGACAGACTCAAAGCGAACAGCCCAGCCAGCAATCCATAATGCCAACGCGCGCCCGAAAGAGCGACCCTTGCGCCTGTATTCACCCATGTATAATCTGTTAAATAAGTTGATGATGAGCCATTGAAAGAATATTCAGGAATCAGCCCCCATGGAATTCTTTTATCGGTTGACTTTATATATCCATAAGTATAAACAGTAACATCTGCCCGTGGATAAAACTCTTTCATATTTGCGGGCGTTGTCACATTGTTTTCAATATCAAAATATACTCCTTCTGCAGTCTTTAAAAATCCGTCTAAAAACTCCCAAACGTTTCCCCACAAGTTTTCTATCCAGAGGAATCTAAACGGATAAGTCACAGTTTGCCCTGTTTGAAAAGTAGCTCCGTTTTCAAGTGTAGTTAGTGTAACTTCTCCATCAGATTGAGAACCTAAACTCAAAGTATGACCAGTATTTTGACTGTGATTGACCGTTCCAGAATTTAAATTTGTTATTCCTTGACTAAGAGATGATTGCGAGTTTAAATTTCCATATTTCAGAGCAAATAATAATCCGAGTAGTCCATAGTCGTATCCGTTTTTCAATCCATAATAGGTTCCAGCGTTTGGAGTTCTATTTTTTGCAGCAGTTCTAAACTGATCGATAGTTTTCAAAGTTGTAGGTTGAACAAAAGGAATCGAACGTAATCTATTGTCAATATCTACATATCCTTCAAAAGCTCCCAATCTTCTTTTGCAAACTTTTCCATTGTAAATAAAAGCAGGATGGAGTTCATAGCCAATTTTGTAGTCCCAACTTAGCCATGTTTTCCAAGTGTTGCCTTCCAAAGCCACTTTGTAATAAATTGGTGGAATTTCTACTTTATAATCTACAACGTCGTTATCGGCACTCGTTATCGTTGACGTATTCGAGTATTCACCAACTTTTGCACCTGTAATCTTGTCTACACTAATAAACTTTATTCTACTGAAATCAAACATTTTGCACCTCCAAAGTTGTATTTAAATTTTCTGTTTTCCAAATGAAATAGCCTTCCAAAGCTTCATGAGTGACGACACTCAAACTTGTTGCAGGATTTTCAGTTAAATCTTCAGTTACTTCCATCAGAGTTGTACTCGGATTTGTATATTCCCATGCAAAGCCAGTTCCCGCTCCATCGATATACAATAGCCATTCAAATCCTTCACCTCCAAAGCCATCATAATTATTTATTATAAAATCTGTTTTTGCTACATATGGAGTATCAATGATTACAAATCCGTTGCTATCAATCAGTTTCCATTCATCGTTTGTATTAGCACTCGTAATAGCTATGGAGCTAATATCTTCAGACATAAACGGAGTAATCAACGGATATGATACATCACTTTCAATTACTTTTGTATTTAAAATAGCTCCGTCAAGTGCCCAATCCTCGCCATAAAAATATGGATCATGAGCTACAAAGTTCAAAGTGATTTTTTGAGCAGAAGCTTTAAAAGTTGCTCCAGCAAAGACACTTGAAATAAACGGAGTAGTTCCACGTTTCACAAATATAGATCTATTCGTATCCGGAAAAAATAATTCTTTTGGAGTTTTTGCTGTTGCTGTGCTAACTAATTCAGATAGCTTGCTTGAGTTATTCATGCAAACAGAATAATCCATCAGTATAGCTTCTACATTTGTGAATGTTTCATTAAAAACATTTTCAATTTCCAATAAAGTATCAGATACTATTTTAGCAACTTTGTAAATTTTGTTATTAATTTTTAAATCATTTCCAATTCTTAAATTTGTGAATTTCGTTCCAGAGCCATAAAGCTCATAACTTCCACTATTTGCTGAAACTAAGCCAGCTAGTTTTGTATTTTCACCAAACACAAAGCCCTCGATTGTTATATTTCTTGAGACTAATCTTTCGCTGAGAGAAATAGCTCCATTCATTCCGTCAATTTCAAGAATTTTCTCATCATACTCAGCACTTCTACTATCTGACGTTACATAAAAATTCAAGCTATGCAAATCGATTCCATCAAATATCAAACCTGACATATTTTCACCTCTTTTCTATTATGTGCCTTGAGCTTGCTTAATCTCTTCAATAGTTATTCCGATTGATTCTTGGATACTGACTTTTATAATTCCGTTCTTCAAAACATTTGCAGTTTCATAAGTATTTTTTTCTATGTTTTGCAAATGAATAAGAAACGTTGTAAGATAATCTATCATTCTATTTGCTGTTTCTTCTGTTATCGTTCTCGAGATTCCTGCAGCTCCTGAATATTCTCCTTGCCCTCCGCCAGTTTCTCCTAAATCAAATCCCAAAGCTTTTATGTCTTCATAAACGCTTTCGGATTGCGAGATTAAAGCTTCATACATGGCTCGGATAGCTTCCAACTCTTCTTGTGTGAGTTCAGCGTCGGAGTAGCTTTCAGAAATCATTTGAACAAGAGCATCGATTTGTTGTTGCAGAGCTTTTGCGACCATTGCTTTTATTATAGCATTTCGCAAACTCTCTTCCATACTTTGAGAAAAGTTTTGTACAAAATCTTCATATGTATTCGTTCCAGAAAGAGCATTTTCCAAAGCCGATATAATATCACTTTCGATATCTTCAGCTCCAACGCCCAAAGCAGAAGCAAACTCTCCAGACGTAATTAATTCGTTTTTCAATTCTTCTATTTTTCTTTTTTGTTCTTCTATTTTTTCATCAAGCTGAGCAGCTTCATTTTCAAGCTGTTCTACTCTTTCTTCATCTGTGCCCCACCACAAAAAATCCCATTTGTCTTCTTCTTCTTTTGCTTCTTGAAGAACTTTCTTTCTTTTCTCCATCATTTTTGTCAATTCATCTTCAGCTTTTTCAATTTCAGCAACTGTTTTTTGATTGTTTTGATATTGATTCCAAACTCTTTGCAAACTCGTTTCTTCTACTCGATTTAAATCGATTTTTTCTCTCACATATTCGTTTATTTCTCTTTGTTGCTTGGCTATGGCTCTTGAAAGTTGTTCTGATTTCAATGAGCCGCTATTCCAGATATTCACAAGAGAAATAACTCTTTCGAGTAAATCAATAACCAAAACAATCCAACCGACTGGATTTGAAATATTCATCAGCTCTTGAGCTATTCTAATTTGTTCTAGATATCGTGGAATTTCTCGAAGTATGTCTGCGAAGAAACTCCAATCTTGACCTAAAGTTTCCCCAATTGAAACCAAAAGATCTCCGACTTCTTGTAAACCTTTTTCTAATTGCTTTTTAACTAAATCTTCAAGCTCTTGGTTAATTTCGGCGATTCTATTTTGAGTCTCTTCAAGCTTTTCATTTAAATCTTCTATAAAATTGTCAATTTCAGAAGTATCTAATTCTTGGCTTTCAAGTTCATTCCTTATTTTGTTAAGCTCTTCTAAAGCTATTTTTATTTTTGTTATTTGGATTTCAAGTTCTTCGATAGCTTCGGGGTGTTCTTCAAGAACTCCCAAAAGACTTTTTGCTTGCTCGATGTAGCTTTCTTCCATATTTTCCAAGCTCTCTAAATATGTTTCATATTGACTTACATAATTCATCAAGCGATTAAATTCTGCTTCATCGATTAGATTTAGTTTGGCTTGGCGGTTATAATAGCTCTGCAATTCTTCAGCAATAAGTTTTTTTCGTTCGCCTGTTGCTTTCTCAAATTCTGATTCAAGTGTTTTTACTCTTCGGAGCTCAGTATCCGACAATTCTTCGATTGTATCTTCTAAACTTTTCAGCGTAGCATCATATTCGTAGTAAATAGCTATTGCTGCTTCTTCACTTTCAGCAGCTTCCATCTCGGCATCTCTTAACCGTCCATATAGGCCAATCATTTGATTTAATATGTCAATTCTTTGCCTATCAGTTTCGGCCTGAGACAATAGAAGTTCTTGAGCCTTTATTTCTTCTTTAATTGTATCAATATTTCTTGCTTCAAGTTGTTGAAGCTTTTCCAATTGTTTTTCATATTCTCTTATTTGCTCGTTTCTCATTTGCCAATTTTCAAAAGATTTTTGCGAATCTTCTATTATTTTATCTTCTTCATCTTTCAATCGTCGAGTCAGAGAAATTAAATTGTTTGTTGCATCTATTTGATCTTCGATGCTCTCAGCATTTTTTAACCTGCTCTCCCATTTTTCTATATCTGCTTTTATACTATCTATCGTGCTTTTCGTTTCTGCCTCTTCAACTTTTTGCAATTCTTGCAATTCACTTCTTAGCGGTTTTAAAATGTTTTCATATTTATCCCATATTTCACCTTGTTCTTCTAATGATTCAGCATTCTTCAATTCTTCTTCTCTCATTTGCTGATTTAGTGATATTATTTCGTTTAAATAATTAATTTGATCTTCTTCTTGAGTATAAATTCGTTTATTTCTTTCCATAAGAGCGATACGCTTATTGAGCTGTTCTATTCGTTGATTTTCTAGAACAATTTCTTCTTCTGTTAAAGCTTTTATATCGTTTTCAAATTTTTCAATTGCGTTTTGTGATTGCTCCCATATTTGGAATCTTTCTTCTTGCGTTGTTGCTAAATCCATTTCTAAATCCATTCTATTTTTTGTCAGTGAAATCATTTCATTCAGCAGGTCAACTCTGCGCTCGGAAATTTCTTCTCTATCTAAAAGTGCTTGAGTGTCTTCAATTTCTTTTTCAATTTCTCTCAAAGATTTTTTTGTTGCAACTCCAAGATTTTCTACCTGTTTCTGGTAATCTTCTAAAATTGGATCAAAAGACTGGTATAAATCTATTTGTTCATCAATAGATTTATTCTGCTCTCTCAGCTGTTTTACTTGCTCATCTCTCAAATTTTCTGTCAATTTGATTAAATCTTGCAAAGCTTGAGCTTGTTTTTCTTCATTATATTCGTATCTCTTTGCAAGTTCTTTTTGATATTCAATATCTTTTTTCAATTGCTCAATTCGTTCGTTTTCTGCTTTCACAGTTTCATAAACCGCTTCTGATACATCTTTTGTAGTTTGTTCTAATGATTTTATATTATTTTCAAGCCCAGCTATTCCAATTTCTAACAATTTAATTTCTGCTTCTTGAGCTGCAAATTCATTCAAAGCTTCTTTACTTGAAAAAATCTGCTTCTCTAAATCCATTTGCTTTTGAATTAGCTCATCAGTAAAAACTCTAACTACTTCACCAATACTAACAGTTCCGCTTTCAACTTTTTTCATTGTATCTTCAATATCTATTCCCCACTCTTGAGCTAATTTCTCTATTTCTTTAAGCAACGGAGAAGCTTCTCCAAGCATATCTAAATAAGACATTCCACTAGAAAGTTGTAATAGCTCATTGAAAGAACTGCCTACTTTATCAATATCCTGTTTTAATTGATTTAAAGCGTTTTCAGTTACTTTTAGATTTTCTTCAATGCCTTTTCTTTGGCTTTGATAATATTCTGAATTCATTTGCCAAACAAGCATTTCTCTTCTATTTTTCAATGCTTCTAATTGAGCTTCCAATCGCTGTTTTTCTAACTCCAAAATATTTTGCAACTCTTCTTTTTGGATAGTATATCTATCGTTCACGATTTCAACGGCTTTTTGCAACGACGGATAAGTATAGAGTATATCTTCAATTCGTTGTTTGGATTCGTCTAAGTTCCCAGTTCCATTTTCTAGAGCTCTGTTATAATCGATAATAGCACCTTGAAGATTTTTTAATGCATTATCTAAATTTTTTGCTTCTCTTCTTGCTCTTTCAATTTCTGAACTTATAGCTCTCATTTCGTTTGATACGTCTGATACAGCTTTTGAATCGAACTTAAATGAATCCGTAAAATCTTCTGCACTTTTTGCCGTACTTGAAGTAGTTTGTTCAAGTTTTTCCATTTCATCATTTATACCTTTTATTGTCGTTACCGCAATTGTAACTCCAGCAATGGCTTGAAGAGCTCCAACCCATCCCATTGTTGCCGTTCTTGCCAGCGTTATCCAAGTATACATTTGTTTGATCAACGGTATAATCACAATCAAAGCTCCAGATACTCCAAGAATAGCTTTCTCGCTATCATTCATATTCTGAATCCATTCAAGAAATCCAATTGTTATATTAGCCACATTTTCTATAAAAGGTGCAAAAGTTCTAGCCGCTTCAATTTTCATAACATCGATTAAGCCTGTAAGTCTATCTAATGTATCTTTTAATCCTGTCTCCATTTTTGCAACTGCTTCATCTGTTGCACCTACACTAACTCCCATTTCTGAGAGAATATTTTCAAAATCTTCTACACCTTTTCCTGTGAGAGCTAGAACTCCATTCAAAGCTTCAACTTCTCCAAAAAGCATAGCCATTTTTGCAGAATCGCCTTCAGTGGCTTCAGCTATATCATTCAAAACTCCTTGAAGTCCCTTTGATTTCAAAGCCGTAACGTCAAATTGTATTCCTAACTCTTCAGCCATTTTCTTAGCTTGTTCGGAAGGTTTGGTCATAGATGAAAAAATTCCTCTTAATTGAGTCATAGCTTCAGCAGTAGAAGAGCCTTGTAACGTTAGAGCTGCAACTGCTGTCAAAACTTCATCAATTCCTACTCCAGCCTGAGCTGCTAACGGAGCGACTCTGCCTATACTGCCAGCTATTTCATCGACCGTTGTTTTCCCCATTCTCACAGCTGTAAAAAGCAAATCGTTAGTTTTTGCCAAATCGTCAATCGAAAGTTTCCAAGCATTGTACATAGAAGTCAATCCATCGACGGATTGAAATAAATCTGCATTACCTCCGATAGCAGCTTTGTTAGCTTCTTGTAAGACTGCCATTGCTTCAGTTGTATCTCCGACAGCAGAAAGAGCTTGATAATATGCGTTTGCTAATTCAGTAGCCGAGAAATCTCCGGCTTTTGCTATTTCCAGCAAAGTATCTTCAACTTGTCTCAATTCTTCATCAGAAGCATCTGATAAAGTAGCAACTTGCTTCATAGCTTCCTCAAAGCTTGTGAAAGAGTTTACAGCGTCTTTCATTTGAGACGCTATTCCAGCTCCAATAACTATACTTCCAGCCATTTTTATTATATTTTTTGTAAAATCTTTGAATTTATTTTCAGCATTTTGTAAAGATTTATGGAAAGGATCAGTATCAGCATTGACTTTGAGCTTGTCTCCAGATTGCTCTACTGTTTTTTGAAATTGTTTAAAGTTTATTTCAGCGGCTTCCAAAGCTCTTTTAAAATCTTTTTCGTCAATGCCAAGTTCATATATGAGAGTATCTATTTTAGCCATACAATCACTTCCTACATTTTAATAGGTCCAAAAATAGATTGCATCGTGCTTTTTATATCTTCTTTAGTTTGTGGAATTTCCTCATCATCTTCGTTATCAATATTGAAAACTTCTCCATATGCAACCAGCATAACAGGATTTGTTTTTGCAAGAAATTCAGACGGCAATATTTGGAACGCTTGGCAATAGCTCTTCATTACTTTGTAGAAGAATTTGTTTGTTTTTTGAGCTCCCCTGTTAGATCTTTCATTTCGAGTGCCGCTTTGAGCGGTCGTATAAAATTTATGTAATCAGACATCTCCAGCACTTTCCAAGCTAAATTAAAGAAATCTTTTCCTGTATATTTCATTTTTATATCATCGAGACTTATCTGTTCTTTTGCTAAAGCTTTATCAGGATTGTCTAAATCAAATCTGTCTAACTCGCTTTTTCTCACAGGTCTTTGATTAATCAATAAATAAATAATTTCACAGAATAAATTCGTCACTTCCACCATATCAGTTTTCTTTACTCCATAGAGAAAGTTCAAAACTGCCTCATCAAACTTTTTATAATCGCTTGGATCATAATTTAGTAAATTCATTATTTTAGCGACTTTTTCAGTAACTAAAGCTTTTATCAGCCAAGAAGCTTCTTTTATTTGAAATTTCTTATCCCCGATAATTACTTCTTCAGGAGCGTTCGACAAAACTTTCACAGGATCAGGCTTGAGTAGTTCTTCTAACTGTTTAACTTTATTTAGCATATCAGCGTTGTTTTCTTTCTCAAAGTATTCTTCTATTTGTTTTAGCAAAGCACCTTTCATTTTTTTAACCTCCTAAATTTTATCCAAAAATAATAATTCTTATTTTATATCAGTTTTATCATTCTTTTATATCTCATAACTTTTGAAAGCCGTTATTTATAATAGTTTTAGCAATTGCGTTTTTGTCAAAAATATCGAAATCTCTGTAATGCTTATTAATAGTGGATTTGCACCTCGTTATATACGGCTCATATTCAAAGTCCATATATAATTATATTCAGCTCAAAATAAAATCGCTTATAGCTCGGAATATAAAGAGGTTCAAATTTAATCTACATAAGGGATTCGGATAACAATAGTAAAATGTTCTTTATTTGCAAATTTAGCTTCCATATCTCTTGTTAAAGCCCATTTATCGTTTTCATATATTATTCCTTCCAATGCGTCTAAAACTATTTTGTGAGAATTATTCGGATCAATAAATTTTTTCTTGGATTTGAAAATATAGTATAAATCTACAAAGAAAAATCTTTCTTCAGTAAAAAGTTTCCATTTATTTTTAACTGCTGTTTCTTTTGCTTTCCATGCCAACATTTCTTTGAATTCTTTTGCTCTTTTAGTCATAAACATGCCTTGCTTTCCAGAACTTAGTTTTGCTCTTTTATATAACGCATTGACCGATACAGGAATTCTATCAATATCGATTCGTAGTTCTCTTTCATAATCCATAGTTTAGACTCCTTCTATGAGTAATCAGTAAGAATAATGGGGGATATGAAAATCCCCCCTTATCTACTAAATAGCTTCATAGTATCCCCATTTATATCCATTGCTATCACTGAGTACGTCTAATGTGAATGGGACAACTGTCTCAGCGTCAGCTAATTCAAGATCTGCCTCGCAAGTGAATTCAACGTTTGGATATACTATGTACATTTTATCTCCAGTTTGAATATCTTGCGTTGTAAATCTCACTGCTTTCTTAGTTGATACTGGCTGTTTGTTGACTATAAATCCGGTTGTAGTTGTTGTAGTAGCTGCTTCTCCTCCGAATATCGTCATGAGCTTTTCTTTATCAACTTCTAACAAATTCACTGTTAAAGTGCTTCCAATTATTTCACGATATTTGTAAACGGGCTCTCTTGAATCATCTGCTATTATTTCAGTTGTTTCGATTGGCTGAGATAACGTAACGCCGCCTTGTGTACGTCCCCAGACTTCAGCTGCTGCCCAAGCTGTATCTTCCAATATCGTGTTTATATCTGTTGCTGGTTCTATAACTTCCATTTTTAACGGCCTAAATAATATTTTACCTGCCACTTTTAATCACTCCTTTTTCTAAATTATATTTGTTAATACTTTGTATTTCAATACATAACATAACTCATCAGGCTTATCTGGATCAACGAATGGATCTGACAATTGCCCAGTAAAATCAATATCGATGAAAACTCCATTTGATAAAATTATTCCAGCGTCTAACAATTGATTTAATAGATTTTTAATCGCAAAGCATCGTTGATAATTTCTATAAGTTTGATTGTTGTAAACTAAGTGTGGAACGTAAATATTTAGCCAAATATCGTTATGCTGTATTTTTACTGGCTTATCTACATTTTTGTTGAGAATTACTATTCTTTCTCCAGTTCCAGTCGTTTCATATTTTTTAATCTGTATATTTTCATATCCGGCTATATCGTTTATATCTTTCAAACATTGATAAATCCCTGTTATAATCTCATCATCAAGCATATTTTCAATCATCAAAATCGCCTCACAGCATTTCCTAAAGCTTCTATTAATAATTTTGAAGTCTCCGACGCTTCTAAAGCTCCGCTTAAAACAACATACCCACGAGCTTCTACATATATTCCGTAGTACATTCCAGCATAAACTATAAGCGTGTATCCATTTACTTTCTGGATTTCATTTGTTATATACGATACTTGCTCAGAAGTTAGATTGCCATGATCAAAATATAATTTTCCATCTTTGAAAATAGCGTAATCAACTGAATTTCTTAAATTGCTAGTTCTATCAGTATAATTGCCGTTCTGTCTTGCCCAGTTTACTGCCTCAACTCCAATTCTATTTAAAACAGCTATTAAGCCTTGTTCTTTTCTTTGCTCAAGCATCGATCTTAAATTTAAACTTTTCTTATTGAACGGCAAGTAATATCACTTCTTTATGATCTTCCTGATCGTAATTCTTTCTGACTATTTTATACTGCTTTCCATCAACATTAATCGTATTACCAACTTCCATGTAATTAAATAAAGCTTGATTTTCTACAAATAAAATTGAATAATCATGAATTATTTCTCCAGTATCTTCTATTTTTATATACTCTCCACTGCTTGCTTTTTGAAAATTCTCATCTTCTATCTCAAAAGTTAACTCTATAACAGTTGGATCGGGCACGATTAAATTTCCATTTTCATCATAATACGGCTCTTGTGTACTTTTTTGAAAGACTTTTAAAATTCTCATTTTATTTCACTATCCTGTATCTCATTCTTATTTTTCTTGCATGCTCTTTCCAATCTGTCTCAAGAAAAGTCTTTGAGATTTGCCCTTTCGTATACGAACGTACTAATTGATGTTTTTTTCTATCAATAGCGTCGCAAACATCAGCAAGGCAAAGCATTATGTCAGTTTGTTTATCGTTTTCATATAAATCATCAGCGTTTAAATTGCCTATTGATAAAAACGCTTTATATTGCTCATCAGTAAAAAGTTCGTTATTTATGTCTGGTACTAAATTCTTAAGCATCTCCAGATTCGTCATCATTTACACCTTCTAACAACGCTATTAATTCATTTTTTCTTACATTAGAAGGATATTCTATATTTTTGCTTTCTGCTAAATCTTTCAATTCTTTTAAACTTAAATCAGAGAGTTCTTTTTGCTCAGCTTCCATTTTCTCAACAACATCTTTCATAACTTTGTAGTCTTTATCATCTATCTCAAAAACTTGATTCGTGAAATAATATTTATCTTTGTATTTAGTTCCCATTATTGCTTTAACTTTCATATTTCACCTCCAAAAAGCAATATAGGGGGCTCAACGTCCCCCTATTACTAATAACTTATAATTGCCCATTTATCCATCGTTTCAGCAGAAGGAAGCCCAATCATCGATACAATCGTTTTAACGTTTACAGGAGACTCTTTCTTATATTGAACAGAAACAGCTATACCTTCATCAACGAGTTCAACTTGAGAATCAACTTTGCCCATCAAATCAGCTTCTTCCGGAGTAGTTCCATAATAGAAGTTTCCTAAGTCGCCTTCAGGTATCAAAGTCATTCTGTTATCAGGATAGAACTTGCCAGTAGCGTGTCTCTTGTTATAAATAGCAATTGATAATCCGAGCTCGTTCAGCATAAATTCAGACAAGTTATTTGTACTTGGATACAATTGCATAGAAGATAAAGCAGTTCTTATTTTCTCATTTTGTAAAATATCGTTGAATGTTTTTTGAGTACAAATAGCTCTCGTTGGTCTTTCTCCAGTGTCTTCTTCAACTTTATCTTGCATTGTTCTTATATCTTCTAACGGATTTGAGTTCACAAAGTCCGTCCATGCAGCTGTTCCAGTGAGCCCAAGTTTATGGCTTGTATCAAAGCTATAATCGTAACTTATCGGAGATCCTTCAAAATTCATTGTTATAGTTCCATATCCCAACAATTGCATGATCATTCTTTCTTTTGTAACATAAGCAGATCTCAACAAAGAAGTTGCATCGTCATATATCTTATTGACAACAGCATCGATTAACACTTGATTTCCAGTATCCAAAACTTTTAATAACTCTTGTCTATCTTTTTCGCCAATCATCAAACCTTCTCTAAAGAACGGCATTTCACTCTCAATCTTTGTTAAACCCTGTCTTTCTCTCAATGGAACTTCTGAGTCAAATGCTGAACTTTTTAGAGCAACCGGTAATCCTGAATTGCCTTTCAAGAATGATAACGTCAAGCCCATTTGTTTCATGGATGGGAATAAAGCAAATCCCAAATAGTCAACGTTGTCATATCCGGCATTTGTCCAATAGTCTTTTATGTACCTCGGAGTTACTAAATCAAATATTGTAGCCATCTTATACTACCTCCTTCGCTTCTGCTACGAATGTAATATCTTTCAACACAGCGATAGCATCTGCACATGGAGCTTCTGGGAGTCGATCTAATAATACAAATCCATGAATAAGCATAGCTCCAGTGTTAGCCCCATGAGTTACATCAACATCATATAGCAATACACCTTCAGCTGCAGATCCGTCAACAGCTTGAGTATTCTTTTTTACAACAGGCTCGCCGCGATTTGCTAAAACTGGCTTTGTACTTCCACCGACAATCGTTCCGGCAGGCACTATTTTCTTGCCATCACTATTTGCTACTACTCCACTATCTGACACTAAAACATTTATTGCTACTTTGTGGTCGCAGAGTAAAATCTGCTTTGTGTTTGAATAGCTTGTTTCTGCATAAAAACTCATTATCAAATGCCTCCTCTAAAATATTTTTTTATGATACTTTCCGTTTCTTTTGTCTTTTGTTTCTTTTTTGCCAGTCTCTCTCCAATTGTTTCTTTTTTCTCTTCATTGTTTTTTGTTCTATACGTAGTTGTACTTGTTTTTTGTTTATTCTCTTGGTCTTTTTCAGAATAGATATTGAAATCTTGAATAACTTCGTCAATCTTCTTTTCTACTTCATCGAGATCTTTTATTTCATCTTTTTTCAAGTATTTTAGCACTTTCTCAGCTTGTTCTTCTGTTAAGCCTTTTTTTAAAATTATAACTTCAATTCTGTGATTTAATCTTTCTTTGAATAATTCTTGTTCTTTTTGTTGTTCTAATTCTTTTCTTTTCTCTTCAAAATATTTTTTTATTTCGTCTTTTTCTTTTTCTTTGAATACTTTTTCTTCTTCTTCTTTTTCTTTTTTTAGTTTTTCTTCTTCTGCTTTCTTTTTTTCTTCATATTCTTTTATTAGTCTCTCGACTTCATCTTTGCTAAATCTCTTCTCTTCTTTCATACTTGTTTTATTTGTCTCATTTGAATTTTCCGTTTTACTCTGATTATCATCTCCCTTATTTGCATTTTCTGAATTTTCATTCTCGGCAAACATTTGCAAATCATATTTTAAATCCATTTTTCAACCTCCTAACTTTTTCTATATTCATTTTCAATCCATTTTTCAACAGGCGATAAAATCATCGTTATATTGCATAAACAATTCGGATGAGCACTTAATCCGTTATGTGGAACTGCGTTTTTTGGATATACACCAGCTCCCAATCCGTACAAATCCTGACTCGCATATGTTTCACAATTACATGGCTCTTTATGACTTCGTGACAAGTTCCATTTCACGTTTTCCACAAAATCCAATTGATCCATTTTCTCTTTATAACTTCCCTTCCAAGCGTTGTTTATTTCTGTTCTCGCAACTCGCATTGCGTTATAGTGCAAAGTCTTTTTTACATAATCGTCTATAACGGATTTAGCTATATTTGTATCTTTCAAAAGATCTATTTGTTTTTGTAAATATTTTGGAATCTTTATTACTTGTTCACTCGTTGTTTGTATTTGTTTAGCTGTGCTCAATGCTGAGTTTCCAAGTCTCAAATTCAAAGCTATTTGATTTTGTATTTTTTGAGCTGCTTCATCAGCATGTTTCCAAACTCTATCTGAGAGAGACAATCCATCGTTATAATATTTTCTTGTATACCACTTTGAAGCAAACTCATTTAATATTATAGCACTTTTCCATCTACTTCCAACTTTTTTCAACAAAGTATAATCTTGAAATCGATACTCCGTGTATTTATGTCTAAATTGTTTCGGCAAAAGTTTTCTCAATTCTCTTTGAAAAGCATCCAATACTTCTTTATCAGCTTTGCTTAAATATTCCAAAAATAACTTTTCAGTGCCTTTGCCCCAGCCTTGAGTGAGTAGTTTTAATTCTTTTCTAAAATCATTTGAGAATATTACACTCGAATCTGCTCGTACAAATTTATCAAAGTTTGTACTCAATATTAATTTTCTTATTTCATTCTCAAATGGAAGCTCAATATATTTCGTATAAGCCTTCTCAAAATCATCGATGAATTCTTTTTCTCTTTTTATATCCATTTTTTAGAACTCCTCTATTATTGTACTTCTTGTCTCATTCTTATATCGAGTTCGTCTATATCATTTCTTAAAGATTCTTTTATTCTTGTTAGCAACTCTTCACTCCAGCCCTTCAATTCAGCTATTTGCTCAATTGCTATCTCATTTGAAATTAATCCACTTTGATACAATGTTATCGTTTCTGTTATTTCCTCTTTCTGATTTTGAGGAATAATTTCATATACTTCAACTTCTATTTGAGTTTGCAGTCTCAACATTTCTTGAATGTAATTGAATAGCTTTCTTATGCCTTTTGCAAAATTATCTCTGTACAATTCTATTATTGAGATTAAACTTAACAACTTCAAAGAGATAGCATATCCACTTTCTCCGCTTCCTTGAATTGCTTCCTGTATTTTCAATTCGGGATATTGCTCTTTTACTTGCCTTTTAAGTTCTTCAATTTTTTCTTTGAGTATACTGACTACATTTCCTTGCATCTCCAAATATTTTATCTCTCCACCTTCCTCAACCTGCAAGTGTTCAATCTCATTGTCTTCAATATCCGACGCCGATCTTTGTATTTTCATTTGCCCCCAAGTTGGAGCGTCTGCGTGTTTTGTGAATATAACTTCCATATCCGCCTCGTATTTGTTTATGAGATCTAGCAAATCAGGCAAGTTTTCAATTCTTGATATAGTCTCCGTTCCACCTTCTTCATCTTTTCCGGAGATTTCAAAGATGGGGAAGATCATATTTTCATAAAGTATCGGTGTAGCTTGCTCTTCTCCAATTCTCATCCATCTTTTGTTATCTTTGTCAATGAAATATTCTTTATGCTTGAACGGACTTTCTCTATTTATTTTAGCATTGATAATATTTCCTTGTGAATCGTATTCACAAGAAATCTGATCCGATGAGTAGATAAAAATAACAGGCTTATTATTAATGACTTCAATGTCAACAAAAGCCCGATCGTATAGTTGTTCTTTGATTATTTTTGATTTTATGTAATTCCAGTCTATTTGAGAAGTGATTTCATCTGCTCTAACTTTCACCGAATTTCGTATAAGAGAAACATCTGTATCAATGATAACAGGCACAGGATTGTATATTTGTTTTACACGAGGCAAAAGTCCACGTAGATTTTTATATATCTCATCGTATGCTTCACCTTTCGTTAGTTTTTCAAATATAACTCTGTTCATCATCAGACGCTCCTTTTTATTTTAATCTTGATATTCCTTGCCGTTTCATCGTATCCCATGAAGTACTCACAAGCATATCTCATAGCGTCCATAGCATGGTCATTGAATTTCACGGGTTCGTCAAGTATTTCTCCATCTTTCTTTTCCTTCCATTTATACGACTGAATTTCTTTTATAGTATTCGCACATGTTTCATGAATATAAATCTTCTTTCTTTTAAGCAAGTCTATTCCATTTGCGACTTTTTGCTTTGCTTTTTTTGCAGCTCGAATATTGAAACCTGCTCGTTCTATTTCTTTTATCCTGTCTGGCTCTGTATCAGAATATATTTCATCATATCTATTGTCTACAAAATTTTTCAGTTTCTCGATTAAATCTTCATTCGTCAAATGAGTTTCGTATAGCTCATCAAGAATATAGATATCATCGTCTTTTATGCCAATCTTCAAACAAGCTGTCGGATTGTTATATCCAAAGTCCAATCCGTAGACTATCTCATCAAATTTTTCTGGTAGCTTTGAAACGACTTTGTAATTGCTATAAATTTTATTCTTTAGTATTGCAAACTGTCCAAGAGTGTATATTTGATAGTAGGTCTCATCTTGTTCTTTGAGATACTCCAACATCTTTGTATATTCAACATCCAGGAACGGATTGTCAATGTACGTTGAATGCAAAATCGCAACATCATCACTTTCTTGTTCAAAGAACTGTTTCTGTGTCCAGCCTGCGACGGGGTTAAAAGTCAAAAACATTTGATTGACTGAATTTGTCGACCTTCTCAATCTCAATTTCAACTGCAAATAGTCCTCGTAGTCAAATTCCGTTGCTTCCTCCATCCAAACATAGTTGAACTCCGAAGACTTGATTTTTTCTGCGTCATCCAACCCCCTAAAATAAATCTCGTTTCTCCTGGGTAACTGCAAGACTTGCTCAGATTTATTTTCAACATAAGGAACCTCTAACTCGTTCAAAATTTCATGCACTAATTGCCATGTAGTAACTTTTAGTGAGGGATTATATTTTCTGGTAATTAAAAGCCTTTTGTTCCTATTACTCAACAACTTTTCGATTAATAAAAATTGAGCAACAGTATAAGACTTCCCACTTCCTGCTCCACCATATACTATGATTTCTTTCTGCTTTTGGCTTTCTTGAAGAAACGCATATATTTTCTTTATTACCTTAACTCTCGCTTCCATCTTGCTTTTCCTTGTCGACGTATTCTACAACTACCTTGAATCCATCTTTATCAGCCGACAAATCGACTTTGTCTTTCCTTCCCCAATCTTCAAAATACTTCCTTTCTAACCACCACGCTGCTGCTTGCCAATTCCCTTCTTGCGCTGCACGTTGAATCAATGCGACATTTCTTGCAATTGCGTCTTTTTCTGCCTTTTTCACAGTCTCGTAAAATTCTCTTTTCATGCCGCTTTTAGCTTTCTCACCTTCGTTTAACCAGCGAAACCACGTCGAATCATCTATTCCGAGGATAGGGGGTATATCTTTTATATAATTTCCTGCAGAAACCAGTTTAAACGCTTCTTTGATAAGTTCTTTTGTTAATTTCGATTTTCTCGGCATTTCTTTTCACCTCTTCTTATATCTTCCAGAAACAATCTTCGGAACGCAATGTTCCCAATCTATAACATGATGTAATCGATAGTATACATTCCCCATCGCATCTATTTTAACACACGACGGCGCAAGCATAACTGTATAAAAGCTCTTCACATACGTTCCTAAATCCTTGTACGCCTCTGTCAACCCGCCTGCATTTGTCTGTGTAGGCAATTGCGCAACAGTCACGAACGCAACACTAAAAATCAACTCTCCCCTAATCCCATGAAACACATACGCATTCACATCTTCATTGATTCGCCCCATGAACTCCATCTTTCTATACGTTCTGAAAAAGAAAGAATTCATCGCTTTTCTTTTGAAACCCTTCAGCATAAATCCATCAATACCCCCGATAAAATCTCCCGTCTGCGCATATGCAATTGTCAAAGCTCCAGTTTCATCCAAAACATCAAATGTTGCTTCAAATAACTTATCTAAACTTTTCACTTGACGTCTTTTTCGAATCACCGTTTCACTTTCGCCTACAATAAATAACTTTTCATAATTGATACTTTGATAATCATCATCCAAAACAACAAAATGTGTCAATCCTAAATCTTCAGCAATCTTGAAAATATAGTTTCTCGCATATACAACAACATTTCTTTCATTCAGATTGTCCATCATATCAAACATTTCTTTTGCTTCATCTTTTGAAAACACAATCACTTTATTTTTGAATCTCTCTTTGTATTGCTCTAACGTTTCATCCTCATCATCACAAACAATATACCAGTCACCAGTATATCTCCCTTTTTTCAACATATTGACTGTCTTGACTCTATCAGGCCTCCCATGCGAAAGAATGAAAACCGCACTTTTCCTATTCTTCTTCATAATCTTCACCGTACAACTCCGCAACTCTTTTTGAAAACCTCACAAATCCCTTCGCAATCGCATCTTCAAAATCTACAATAACAAGCGCAAGTTCTTCAAACATTTCTTGTGTTTCTAGACTTGCAAAAGCATAATAATCTGCAATCTTTGCAAAATTGAACTTCAAAAATCGACTCGCAGCTAATTTCAAAAATTCTTTGACTTTATCATCACAATTTGATTTTTCTATCTTCTCCAAAAGCTCAAAATATTTTTCTTTCTCAACAAGTTCTTCAAGCTTCACTCCTTCTTTCGGCTCATATTGAACCGCATCCACTTTGTACGTATACGGGTTCATCTTTTCTGCGTCTACTCCTACAAGCATTTTGCTAACTTCATCCATATCAAAACCTGTCAATTCTATTTCTTCCGAGTCCAAATCAAACTCTTTCAACAATTCTTTCAATTTTTCCTCATCCCAATCCCCGGTAATTTTGTTCAACGCAATATTCAAAGCCTTTTCTTTCTTTTCATCCAAATTAACAATCACCGCATCCACTTCTTCTATTCCTAGATCTTTCAATGCTTTTGCTCTCTGATTACCCCCAACAACGTGCATATTTCTTTTATTGATTATAATAGGTTCTACATAACCAAACTCTTCTAAACTTTTTTTAAGCTTTTTGAAAGTTGACTCATCTATTTTTCGAGGATTATAATCAGGCAACTTAATCTCGCTTATATTTATTTTTTCTATTTCCATAATTTACCCCCTTTTTTAAAAAAAGACGCTTCCCTTCTTTCCTTAAGGTTTTTTGCGTCTTTGTGTTATAGTCTGACAATATTGTTCTCATCAATGATTACAGGATCGATAAATCCGTGTTTTTTCAATACTTTAGCAAGCCTCTCAGCTGCTTCATCATTGAAACGTAGATTCTTCTCCCATAGCCTTAATTTATCAATATCCATTTTTTCAATGAATTGCATAATATTATCCCCTTTTGTTAATATTATATCATTTTTTTTACACGTCAACGATGTCAAAAAATTTATTCAATTTCTTATATCTTATACAATTATATCACATTTTTTGCAAATGCAAGTATTATATAAAAAAAGAAGAGACTTTTACATCTCTTCTCTTTTATAATTGTTTTTTAGTTTTTCTCTTGAGCCCATATTGAATAACATACTGCTATTCTTTGCTCTTGAGTTTTAAACTCTTTATTGATATTTGGATCTCGTAAACATCTTGAAATAAATTCTTTTTTGCTCTCCGTTGGTCTCGGCTTTGGTAAAGGCATACTTTCACCTCCCAGTTATTCACTCATTGATGCTATTATAGCAGTTTTCAATTCTTCAATATAATTATATGCCATTTGCAACTCTGTTATTTCTTTTTTCAATTCATAATCGAGCTCTTTTGAATAAAAATATGTTCTCATAAGTTCAAGCTCCTTGAATTTATATTTTAGTTTATCATTCAATGTTTGTAAAATCAAATCTAATATTTTTATTTCCTCTCTCATTTTACAGCCCCCTCAAAGATTTTATTTAGCTCTTCATACTTTGATAAAAGCTCTGTAAAATCTGCTCTTTCCTCAACTTTCTCTAAAAAAGTGGCTTCTATATCAATATTGTAAAAATCAAAGTACATCACTATTTGATCGACTTCAAGTTCACATTTATTCCCAAATGTATTTAACTCAATTGTAAGAAAAAGAATTCTATCATCTCTTTCATCTTTTATAACAACATCAACAAACATATCGTAATAATATTCATCATCGTTTGTATCGCCCCAAATTTCCGCATTCCAATTTTCTTTTATTTGTATTCTTTCAAGAAATTTCCTCATATTGCTTAAATGTCCTTCTTGTACTTCTTTGTGTGTATATTGATTTTTAACTTCTTGTTGAAATTTCTCCCACTGCCTGTTTTCTTTAATAATCTCGAATACACTTTTCATTCCTTCACCTCCTCAAATATTTTGCTAAGTTCGTTATATTTTTTAAAAAGTTTGCTAAAATTTGTTTCTTCTAAAGCATCTCCGTCTATACTTATATTGTAATCACCGGCATAAATTGTAATATCATAAATTGTAAAACGACAGTCATTTCCATATGTATCTAACTCTATTACAAAACAAAAAATGTTCTCACGTTTCTCATTTTTGATAAAAATATAAAAATACATATCACTGTAAAATCCTTCATCATAACCACTGTATTCTACGTTCCAATTCTCTGATATTTCTATCTCACTTAAAAACTTTTGTATATTTTCTAAATGTCTCTCTTGAACGTCTTTAGATTCATAAATTTTCTTAATCTCTCTTTTTAATCTCTGCCATTCACATCTTTCTTCCATGATTTCATACATATTTTTCATTTCCCCACCTCCAATAATTTTTTAAATTCTTTTCCAAGATTTTCTATTTTATCTATCTTTTCCAAAATATTTGCAAGCTGTTCTATATTCATTTTTTCATCTTCAATATATCCATGAAATCTATAATTTGCCATAAGACTATAAGAATCGTTTCTATCCCACGTTTCTACAAAGCAACTGTTAAAAATCGGCTCTTCGTTTATTTTTCCATAAAATCCGACATAATAATCAGGATAACCTGTGTTTTTGTTTACAACTTTTTCAAATATTATCGTTATTTCATTCTCATCTAATTTACTTGCCCCTTTTCTAAATTTCCAGCCATCAAGTTTCTTTTCTAATTTTTCAACTTCTTCAATTATTTGTTTCCTCTTTTCCTCAATATTCATACTTTCTCACCTCCATCATTATTTTCATTTATTTTCTTGAATAATCTTCCTATAGTCCAAATCATAATTTTCTTTTGATAGTACCAGCCACATGATTGAATATCCAGCTATATCCTTCAATGTATCATCCAATGACTCGTTGTTTAACTCTGAATTATTTAGTATATGATTTTTCAAACGTTCCAATTTATCTGACAATCTTATAAGAATTCCTAAATTCCCAAAAGTCAACAAATTTTTAGTCCCATAGTCTTTATTCTTCTTTTTCAACAATTGCTCAATCTCACTAATAATTGCATGTAAAATTTCTTCAAATTCTTTGTTCTCATTACTTTCCATATTCTCAGCTCCCTTTTCTATTTAAATTTTATTCCAAGTTATATCTTTCAATTTATCTGTTTCCTTCAACTTCTCATCTAACTCAATGTTCTGTAATAATAATTCTTTGTTTTGCTTTTTCAACTTTTCTACTTCTTCAACTAACGCTTTATTACTTTCCATTAGCTTTAAATTTTGCTCTTGATAAAATAGTATATTTTTGTCTGCCTCGTTTAAAATATTTTTCTGATACCGCTCTATTAGTTTTTCTCTGAGATCATTACACAAATCTTGGAAGTATTCTTTTTCTTGACGTAAATTTTTATTTTCTTCTAACAGAGCTTTGTTTTTCTCTATAATTTCATGATTAGTCTGTTCTAACTCTTTGATTTCTTCTTCTATTTTTCCATTCTTTGACTTTTCTACCAACTTATCAGCTAACATCTCCGCAAACTCATCTAAAAATTCATTAAAATCTTTGCCATTACTCATTTTTCTCACTCCCCTTTATTATCTTTTCAAACTTGCCACTTAGTTTGTCTACATCGCATAAACTTTCTAAAATAGCTCCAATCTTCTCAAATGCTATTTTGCCATCGTATTTAAATTCATAACTTCCACCTCCATTATAATTTATCTTGATTTTACAGCTTTTAAAATTATGTATTAGTTTATAATTTCCATAAAAGATTATATAATTTTTCATATTCGATTTTCTGTTAAACTCAATCCAATACTCTCCTGTTCTAAAATCGTTTAAATATTTTTCAATTATAATCCAATCTTCATCGATTGTCTTATAAATCTCTTCTAATCTTTGTTCAATGAATTCTTTTGCTCTTTTGATTTGTATATTGCTCATCATTCCTCAATACCTCCTTATTTCTTTGCAATTTCCTCTTAATAGTTTTTTGAAATTTTCTAAAAATGAGACTGGATGACTATTAAAAAACTCTCTATCCCATTTTTGTTCATTCGTTGGATCTTCAACTAAATAATAAGGTCTTGACTTTTCAAATCCATATCCTCTCGCTAATTCCGGATAATAATCTAAATATCCTTCTTGACAAGAAAATCCAAATACTATATTTCCAGTCTTTTTAAATTCCTGATAATCTTCAAGAGTTAAACAATCATGTTCAGGATTATATCTTTCAATTGTATGAAGTAATTTTTTCTGCTCTCTTGTAATTAGCCACCCATTAGTTTCAATTATAGAAGTTATATTTTCAAAATATCCGTTTAAATCGAATTTTTTTAAATCTTTGATAGACACTTCTATTTGAAAGTATGGATCTCCTCTACATTTCTCTTCTAAAAATTTCATAAACTTTGTTCTTGTCATCGCCCTCATCTCCCTTTTGATTTTCTAAATCCATTCAATCCCCTTTTCTTTTAATCTTTCTTTCATTCTCCTATTTTCTAATTTGTATCTTTGACTATTATCTTCAAGATAACTATTCTCATTTAATAATGTATCATTCAGTTTTTTTAATCTCTTTATTTCTTGTTCTTGCTCTTGATTTTCTTTCATCAATTCTAGATTTTGATTTTCATACTGCATAATAACATCGTTTAATTTCTTCTTTTCTGCTTCCAAAGAATCTATTATTTTTCCGTAATGCTCATTTCCGCTTTTTAATTCTTCGATTTTTCTATGCATTGCTTTGTTTTCTCTTTCTAAAATTTTGTTTACTTCAATTAACTCCCATAATTCATCAAAGCACTTCTTTTTTTCTTTTTCTTTATCGTCAATTGTTATAATATCGCCTTCTATTTCTTCTTTTAATAGCTCATTTTCTTTAATTTCCTTTGCTAATTTTTTTCTTAAGTCATAGATTATCGTTTTCATGTTATAACAAGCTTTTTTATATCTTTTCAATTCTCTATCTTCATTCTTCACTACTTGCATTTCCCTTCACCTCCTTATTTTTTATCTCAACGGCGATTCATCATCTAAATCATCCAACAATCCCTCAAAAAGTGGATCGTTTTCAAACTCGTTTTCTTTTTCAACTACTTTGTTTTTAGTTTTTATTTCTTCATTTTGCTTTTCTTCTGCGTATTCTTCTGTGTTTTCTTTTTTCTTAGTTTCAAAGTTCTTTACTACATTTGCGATTATCTTTGGCTTGGAATGATTTACTCCGTTTCTATCTTGCCATTTATCTATTTGTAAACTCCCTTCAACTAACACTAAATAACCTTTGTGAACATAACTTAAAATATAATCAACTGTATTTCCAAAACATACACAATCGAAAAAGTCAGTTTCGTTCGACTTGTAGTTCCTGTTCACTGCTAACGTGAAATTCACAAATGTTTTCCCTTCACCTGAAACTCTTCTTTCTGGTTCTTTTGTCAGCCTGCCTGCCATAATAACTTTATTGAAACTCATAATTCCACCTCCTCATTATTTTCATTGCTTTTAGAAAGCTCATTTTCTAAATCCTGTATTTGCTTCCTTAATCCCTTATTTTCATCTTTTAGTTTCCAAAACTCTTCCTGACTTATTTCAAGTGCCCTTTCTGCTTCCTTCAAATTGTTTTTTAACATTTCGATTTTATTTCCGTCATCATATTCAACAAGTAGAAGGCATCTATAATTTCCTTTGTATTCAAAAGCATTTGCATATTTAACATCTTTAACATTGCCTTTTCCTACAATTTCGTTTATTTGTTTTTCCAATTCATCCCACCAATATGCATGCAAAGAGTAAAATTTAAACATCAGATTTTTCCCTCCTCTAAAAATTCAAGTGTGTTTTTCCTAAATACCAAATTTACCAGCCCTGTAGGCCCGTTTCTGTGTTTTGCTATACTTAGTTCTGTTTTGCTATCATTTTTATCTTCCTCCCCTTTCTGTTCTAAGTAATAGCCTTCCCTGTACAAGAACCAGACGTTATCGGCGTTTTGCTCAATTTCTCCTGAGTCTCTTAAATCGGCTAAATTTGGTCTTTTATTCGTTCTATGCTCAACTTCTCTGTTTAATTGAGCAATAGCCACGACTGCAACGTCCAGTTCTTTTGCAAGTATTTTCAAGTTTCTACTAATTTCCCCCATTTCAATTGCACGATTTTTATAAACGCTATCTGTATTCAACAGCTGCAAATAGTCAATATATATAACTTGAATGCCTTTATTCTTCATCGATTTTGCTTCTACGATCATGTCATTTATAGTTATACTTGACTTATCAATTATAAATAGTTTGTCACGTTTCTTTTCTAAAAAGTCCGCAGCTGCTATTATTTTTTTTATTTCACTTTCGTTTAATTGCCCCTTATTAATTTTTGACGCTTCTACACCGCTGTATATTGAAAAAAGACGTTTATAAAGTGAATTTTTTGACATTTCTAAAGAAAAAATTAACACTGGTATGTCTTCTTTTAACTGTCTAAGCGCAAAATTTAACATTGCCGCGGTCTTCCCAACAGCTGGCCTGGCCGCTAATATAGTTAGTTCTGTCTTATGAAAGCCGTCCGTAAGCCAATTTAAAGAATTATATCCAGTTGTGATTTCAATCAAGTTTTCTCCGTTTTCTACTTTCTGTTTTTTCTCAAGAATATTGTCAACAAGCTCTGTTATATCGTTTCTCTCTTCATTTTCGACGTCAACGATACTTCCAAGTTTTTCACTATATAAACTTGCAAGCTGTTCAGGTTTGAATTCGTTTCTACTTAGCATGTAATTCATTTCTGCAACTGCACTTTCCAGTTTCCTTTTTTTGCTAAACTCACGAAGTTGCTCTAAAGATAAAGCAAAATCCAAATATAGTGGCGTGACTTCCATCAATTGTATAAAATACTCTTGACTTACCCCCTTCGTTCGTGTTATAATATTCATAAAAGAAGGCTGCTTTCCGTCAAGAAAAGCCCCATTCATCGCTTGGAATATCTCCTGATTTTTTCTATCAATGAAATCATCGGGAGATATTTTTTTGATCGCTTCATCAAAAAGTTCAGGCTTTGCTAATATGGAAGCTATTATTATTTGCTCTGCTTTTTGCTCTATAATATTCAAACTTTTTCACCGTCCCTTAGTTTTCTACACCAAGAGCTAAATTCTTTAAATAGCATCTGTGAATCTTTATCAACTCCATATTTTTCAGCGTATTCATTGAATCTCTTTTTTGCCATATATTCATTTCCAGTAAGTTCAATAATGTAGTCAATTTCAAGGTCATCAAAGAATTCTTGAATATTATACTCTTCTTTCTGTTTTTCTTTTTTCTTTATGTACTTAATAACATTTGGATCTTCGTTTAAGTAGCTTTCAAACTTAGTTCCAAAAAGCGTTACAGGTCGTAGGTAAATTTCTTCTTTTTCACCTTTCCATAATAGCGTTTTATTGTCAATTACTTTCTTAAAATCTTCCAATCTAAATCCTTCATTCCATCGTGCTCTAATCAACTCTCTTGTTTTTGGAGTAGTATCTCTGTATTGTTTTCCAGTCTTTTCGTTCAAGTATTCGATTATTTCTTTGTAAGGAATTTGCTCTGTTTTTTGATTTTTCTCGTTCTTGACTATATATGTATTATTATTTCTATTATTATTATCTCTATTATTAATTACATTGGAGTTTTTAATGTTCAAGTTCTCTAATTTCTTATGATCCAGTTCTTTATTTTTTAAAGAACTAGGATTTAAGTACTTTGGTTCATTTTCTTCTGAATTAATTTGCTTCAAATACTCTCGCCTATTAGCTTTCCCTTTTTCAAGTATATTTCTAATTAAATTCTCATCGCTTGTTATTCTAAAAAATTTCTTAGCAGGAACTCCATTAATAGACGTTTCTATCAGTTTTAAATCAGATAGAATTTGCAATGATTTTTTTTGTTGAAAATAAGAGTATCCTGTGTTTAGTTCAATCATTTTAGAAGTTTCGTAAAACCAGCCATCATTAGTTTGCCCAAGTTCTTCAAAATAACTTTGTTTTGAGATTAGTTCTCCAAATATAAGAGCTGTTTGAGGTCCCAAAGCATTTATAAGATATTTATTCACTACTATACTTCCACCATCACTTTTTAATAGATCTGCTAAAATACTCAGTGACATTTTATTTCATCTCCTCAAGAAATTTTTTTAGATTTTCATGTTTAATTCTAAAATAACGTCTTCTTGGTATGCCCATATTTTTCTGCTCTAATATTCCATTTTCGATTAACTTTTTTATACATCTTTCTTGTTTTTTTCGTTGTAATCCAGTCATTTCTTCAACTGTTTCAATTGTTTGAAAAAACCAGCCATTATCATCTGAAAAAGCTATTTCTGCTTCTGCAAAAGAAGATAGTAGTAAAGCAGTATCAGCATCAAACTTTTTTACAATTTTTTTATTCATAACAAAAAAACTATTTGAAATTAGAATTTCTTTTACTAAATGTTTGACTGCCATTTTTCTACCTCCATTATTTTTAATTTTCAAATGTTTGCCCATAATAAATATGTAATGGATCAAATCCCATTTTTGCAAGTTGATTTAATTCATTTGGATAATGATCACACATACATTCTTCAAGGTCCAAGCGAAGTTTAGCAAGATCTTCAAGAATATGATTAAATTCTTTAGAAATATTACTAGTTTTGCCTTCTGAATTAGATATTTCAACATAAAGTTTAGTAAGTATTTCATGAATAAAATTTAGATATGCTCCTATTTTTATATGTCTTTCCAGTATTAATCCCTCTTTCTTGCTCATTCTGTTTACCTCCCATTTTATAAATAGTTTATTTTTCTTCTAAAGAAACATGATTTTCAATCCATTCATCAATAATTTCTCTTGTAAGCTGCCCCAGTGTTTTGTCTTTTTCTAATGCAATTTTCTTCAACTCTTTGAGCCATTCTTTATTTCCGTCAATCGCTATAAAAACTTTTTCTTTCATTTTAGCACCTCCCTTCTATAAATATTATAACATTTTAATGTTTAATGTCAAGTTATTTTTTCTTGAATATTTGACTTTTGCATTATTTTGTGCTATAATATAAATGTAGTAAAACAAGTGAAATGTCTTTAAACTTTTTGAATGGAGTAAAGAAGGGCTCCCAACCAAACTTTACTCCATTTTTTATTTTTATTTTTCATTAAAATACATCTTCAAAGCTTTATTAACTACAGCACTTAAACTTATGTCTTTTTCTTTTGCTTCATTG